AGCGCAGCAACTTCAAGCTTGCCCAGGAACGGCGCATCAAGCTCGACCCGAAGTACTACGGTGTTTACAAGTCATCTACCGTCCACACGCACACGTTCAAGCTGCCGAACTACGTTTGGTATATCCCGGCCTGCCTCTTGCTCATTGCTGCCTGTATTGGTTGGGTCTGGAAGACCTACAGCCCCAAAACCAGCACCCTCGAAACCGCTGTTGTCGAGCAACCAAAGGTCGAAGGAGGGCAGTCGTCTGGTCTTTCCCTCAACCCCATGAACGCCGTCTCTAATTCGTTCGGCATCGGGCAGCCACTGGTTACAAAAGAGCAGTACCTCGAAAGCCTCACCCCGCGGCTGGATGACGTCCCAATGTCTGCGCCGAGATACGACAAGCTGACCGAACCAAAATCGTTTCCTAGGCTTGTCTGCGTGGCCAGTGAAGACCCTTTACAGATCGACCGTGCCAGGACTAAGGGTTTTCCAGTTGCCACCAGCAATGGGCGTGAATTCACTTGCCAGTGCTACAGCCAGCAAATCACCCGCGCCAACACCAGCGCCGATTTTTGCCTGCAGGTCGTACAGAACGGTTATTTCGATGACACTCGGCCAGATATTCAACAATCGACGGGTGCCGGTTCCATGTTCGCCAGTAATCCGCCTGCTGCAACCGGGCGAGTGCCCGCAGCCCGGATGCCGCAGGCGGCATCCTCTGAATACATTCCTGCTCACCGCCCGATTGTTCAGGCTGGCGGTGGAAAACCTGGGCACCTGTGGTGACACGATCAGACAAGGCGCTTCGCATAATCGGTAACGTTACGTTTAATCGTGTCGGGATGATGGTTGGCGGTCCCGGCGCGATTTAATGTAACGTTCGTTATACGCTGCGCTTCCGTTCCACTCGAAATCCCGCTTCACCTGGTTAAACAGGCACGTCTCTACGCGGCTGGTCGAGGTCCTAGCGACCTGGAAGCCGTACTCCACGTTCTGAATGATTACCCTAGGTTGTTCGCTGAGCTCCGGGAGCTTCGCCGCCGTGTTGCTCAGCTAGACGACGAGGGCGCCGCTCTAGACGCCCGTCTAACTGCCCTGCAGGACGCTTGCCGCGCTATTTTGCAACTTTAGGTTAGGCGTCCTCACAGTCACGCTGTATCGCGATATAGCGCGGAATAACCGGGCCTGCATTTTTACTATCAACAAACGGATTTCCCGAATGAAGCATTGCGGAATGAATCAAATTATCCAGACGCTCATAAAGCTCGTATGAAATCGCCTCAGCCTGGTAAAGCGCATAGATAGCGCCGGTGCACCGGCCGTAGTAAGCCATTCGCCCCAATGATTCCTGCTCGGTGCGGAGGCGAACAATGTCCGCCCAAAACATATGAATCCATCTGCCAGACATGCTTACACCTTGTTTTGATTTCACCCGCTCACGATAGACCCGCTGCTTCTCGGCTGGCGTCATCGCCTGGCCGGTGGCAGGTCGCCCGCGCTTGCGCTTGGCTGGCTGCTCGTCCAGGGGCAGGGCTTGGGTTTTTTGGTCTGCTGGGTCGATCAT